GTGTTTTGGAATTTCATCGCTTTTCCTTCGCTTTATGCCCCCGAAGGGGCGGGTTGATTAACGTGATGTGACCTTGACGGAGAACACGGCGGAGACCTTGGTGAAGGCGGCATATGCTTCTGCGCCGTGTACTTTGATGAATGCGTCCTTGTCGAACACAGAGCGATTGCTCTCGATGTAGGTGGCCTTAAAGAGCGCACCCTCTACGACCTTGGCACCGCCTGCGCTGGCGGACTCTTTGATGGCATCTTTGATGGCCTCGGCTTGGGTTGTGAGGTCTTTGATTTGAGCCAACAAAGAACCAAGAGTGTCAATGTTGTTGAGGTTGAGATCGTTGTTCATAATTCGCTTTCTGTTCGCTGGTTCTGACTTGCGGTATTGCTTGGTCAGTGATGGTAGTGTAACTCCAAATTTCACCTTTGCAACTTATTTTTATAGGGACATACCCTAATGTTGCTATTTAACAACACCAAGCAATTTGAGGGTGTCGGCCAGCAGAGCCGCCTCGTCGTAGCCGTAGTGCTTCTCAAAACCCCGCGTACCAAGGCCGTGGAGGCCCGTAGAGCCGCGATGATGCTCTGGGCATAGCGGTATGACACTGAAGTGGCTGGAACGCCCCCAGCCCCCCGCCAATCGCCTTGGATGATGCAGTTCTGCTGGCGTGCCCTCATAGCCCATCCTCCTGCATACCGCGCAACCCAAATCGGCCACCGCGCTCATGTGCTTTTTTTCCTTCAGTGTCGTCATGTCGTTCCAGTGTTTTAAATTTGTGACCGTTGAAACATTCGCGCTTGCGCACGACTTGGTTCTTGACTATGCGCGTGTCTTTGACATCTGTGACCGCGTTGCAATGGGGGCATTTCATTTGTTTTTGTCAGTTTTTATGCAAATACTCCATGTTGAATAAATTAAAAGAACAAAACCAAGTGCGGCCACCCAGTGCGTGTGCATCACCCAGCCATCCAGCAACACGAGGAACCAGCCCGTCGCGTGCATCACAATGCCTTGGTTCATAGCGTGGCCTTTCCTTCAGCCCGATTGTTTGCCTGCTCGGTGCGCCATATTTCCACACGCAAAGTAGCCGCAGTGATGTCCCATTTAAGCCGCTCCTCAACTTCGGTTGCCGCCTTCAATCCATCCAGCAGGGCAATCATCTCTGGGTGGGCATATGCTTCGCGCTCCTGCGCTCCGATGGCAGTCTCCATCGACCGCTTCATAAGTATTCCCTTCAGACTCTTACGGTAATGCTCGATGTATGTGCGCTCGGCCTTCGCACGAGCAAAGAGCGCGGCGTTTTTTAGAATGTAGTCCACCGCCTTGTGCGGGTCTCTCTCCTCATAACTCATAAATGCCCCCTTGTTTTTTACGCTTGCGCTTGATGACCAAAATTACGAACACCACAAAGCAAATCCAAAACATGAAGCCACTCATTGCCATGAATGTCCAGAAGAAATCTTCAAATGATTCAAACATTTATTTCATCCTTTTCGGTTTACAAGCCCAAAAATAACAACCCAACAAAATTGCGCTGACCCAACACAACGCGCCAGTTAGCATCAACGCAATCATCAAAATATTAAAAAGATCACTCAACATAGTTGTCCCTTTCCTCCATCATTGCTTCTGCAAACTCGTATGCGGATCGCGCAATGTCATGCGGGAACACGCCCTTCTTTGCTGTCTCCAAAATTGCCTGCATGGCAAACAACGCAAAGATGTCAATCAGTTCTGGTTCTGTTTTCATTCCAATCCCTCTATCGTTACTTTGACCATGCCGCCAACTTCTTTTGCCCAAAACACGCGCAAGTCTTCAATCAAGGCGTCGTCCTCCATCACGCCAGCGTGGGTCATGGAGTCAAGCAAAGCCTTCAAAATGTTGTCTAGATCACGACGGCGGCGGTCTGGGCGGTACGCTTTAATCTCCACCTTGACTGCGTGGTCGATGTGCTTGGCGGCTCGTTGTATCAGCACTTGGTCAGCGACTGCCTTGCGGTACTCGCGCCCCTTTGCACTGATGATGGTGCGACCATTGAAGTTGCGCCAATAACTGTTGACCGTAGGAGGCCAAGGTAGTGTGATCTCAATCATTGTGGCCTCATGCGATGGCGTATGGCCTCTGACAATTCTTCTTGGCTCCACTGCAACGCAAGGTCAGCACAGGCATTGCGCTCAATAACAAGCGCCTGCTTTGTGGTCTGAATTGCAACCGCCATGATCTCCGCTTTCGCTTCGGTCAACGCATCATTGAATTCATTCTGTGTGTAGAGGGTCTTGCCCTGCTCAAATATATTCATTTCCACTCTCCTTCGTTTCCTCGATTACCCTTTGTCCACTGTTCTCGAACATCTGCCTCAAGACGCGACTTGGGATGTAGTTCGTTCCATCCCTTTTTGTATTGCCCCAAGTGGTCACGGCGGCCGTTGAGCCACTTGTAAGCACCGTCACGATCTTGTAGTCTTTTTTTAATGACCCACCGAACGAGACAGCGATGGCGATGCTCATCTTCTCCTTTGCCTTCTTCATTCAAAATCTCCCCCCTGCGTCAAACGACATCGGTACGCTTGTGTCAAATTCCATAAACTGCTGGCTGTCCTTGTGATACCAAAACGAGTACCAGTCTTCGGACTCGCCATTCCTTTGCTTCTCGCACATCATCATCGCGTCAGGAATCATCGGATCGACTTGACCCAACTGTGCGTCGTGTTCTTTTTTCTTGTTGCGCCACACTAGCAGGACGTTGTCCACCTGATCACTGATCGAGCCACTACCCTTGAGGTCTGACTTGCTTGGCTTGACCTCTTCATTTGCTAGTTTGCGAATGTGATGCACTAAGTGGATGTGGACGTTGTGATCACGCGCCAATGCAGTCAACTCATCAACAAAATACTTCTGCGCGTTGTAGTCATCTTCCCCGGCCACACACTTCATCAGGCTGTCTATAAAGATGTGGCCGACACCCAACTCCATCGCACTGTAACGGGCCACAGCAATCACCTGCTGGCTGGTCACCGTTCCTTGCTGGTCGTACAGCCACAACTTGCCATAGTTGTACATCTGGAATCGATCCAACAAGCCTCTGATGTATGTCTCTCGGTCTATGTAGCGGGGGGAGTCAATGTTCTCGCCTGCAAACTGGCGAAGCATTCGATACAGGGTGCGCTTGGGTTTCATCTCAAACGATGCAATCATCACCTTCTGGTTTTGCTTGACAAGCCCTAATGCAATCTGACCCGTGATCATTGACTTGCCCCCACCATTCCCGCCTGCGTAGACCGTCACCTCGCCGGGTCGGAACTGGAATCCCGCATGGGTCTTTGTCCACGGCATGGTCTGGCAAACTTTGGTCTCTGGGTTAATCAAGTCAGACCGCATCTCCTCAAGAAATCCTTCGGCATCGCGTATCTTCTGGCCGAGGTCGTGGGCCTTCAGGTACTTATCAAAGTCCACCTGATCTGGTTTGACAATACGGATACGCCGCGCATCATCAAGGGCTTTGGCCCGCTCTTGTATCTCAGACGTTTGCATACTGAACCACCTCTTCTATTCGCTGTTGAGCGACTTGCAACCGATTCATATCCGATTCGGTTAACTTCTTGCCTTGCCGAATGTCGTATGCCGCAATCATCACCACCAAGCATTCAAACGACGCAATGCGCAGGAGGTCACTGGCGTAGAACGCTGGCTTCATGCTTGGCTTACCTGCTTCAGGCCAGTCCTTGCGTTTGCTGTCTGGTGGGAACAAGTCGTTCATGTCCATGCCAACGGCACCAACAACATCATGCACCGCGCAACCACCAAAACAATGCACCAGCACGCGGCCATCTTCGGTCTCCCGAACTGACAGCGATGGTGACTTGTCCTCATGTGCTGGGCACTGTGCAGTCCATGAACCGTTACGGCCCTTCACCCTGCCAAGGCGTTGAACAAACTTTTCGGCGGGGGTCATTCTTCACCCCTCAAAACAATTTCAGATACGCTTGCCAATGAAATTGAATCATGGAATTGACGAAGTTGTAGGCAAAACTGTTCGCGCTCGTGAGCAATTACCAAATTGGCAAAATGGACAATTTGATTTTTGATAACTTCATCAACCTCTTTATGTTTACCAACTTTGTGGAATGGCTCGCTGATTAACTCAGACTGCATTGCAAATAATTCCAAACGCTCTTCTTTAGTCATATTACCCTCCTTGACAAAACCGAATCGGTTCCTAAGTCATCTTCCCACCGCTTTTGGTTGATGAACGTAAGTGGGGCAGGCTCAAACCCCGAAATCCACTGCTCAGAAGCCTTTAAACGGGTCACCACTGCGTTTATTTTCTTTGCCAAGGGGTCTAGTGCTTGACGCTCCCATTTCGCCTTACAGGCCGTTTTACCGACTTTCCGTTTTGATGCAGGCCAGTTGTTCCAAAATTCTTCAAATTGCGATGTTGTCGGTGCAACCGACGAAAGGGTATTTATGTCTTTCTCTTTCTGTTTCTGTATCTGATTAGGGTTAACTTTCGGTTTCGTTTCGGTTATCGATTCGGTTTTCTTGGGTCTTCCTCCTCTGAGACCCAACTGTCGATTGGTCTCAACTTGATGCTGGTACTTCCCAATTTCGATGTCACAACGACTGTTTCGATAGCCGTCAACACCCTTGTCAAAGAACTCCCTCAAAACCGATTCGGTTATGTCTAAATCTAGCCGTATCTTGCGTGCAACCGATTCGGTTTCGAGTGGGATTGGCTTCTCGCTGATGTAGTACAAATCCAACAGTCTGCGGTAGGCCAAGTCCTCGGCATCCGACAGGTGGTTGGTATGCGTGATGTAGTCGCCCAAATAAAATTTGTACCAGATCACTTGAGTTCTCCAAAAAGATCAGGCCGCAGGGTTGCACGCAACACCCTACCCCGTGTGTACCTCTCAATCGCGGCGCAAACCTCTGCGCTTGCCAGACCGCGCCCTGTGATGATTGCCGCCATCCACTGCTTTGTGATGCGTAGATGTCGAGCCAAAGCAATCTTCGATCCTCGCGGCTTGTCTTCAAAAAATTCTTCTAAGGTCATATCGACTCCAGTGGTTGGTGAAAGTTGATCATACACCATAAAATCATTTCTGCAAGGGGGGTTGCAAAATAAGTTAAAGTGTGTATGATACGAGCAACAGCGAAGGAGAACGTATGTACAGCGAAGAGGAACAAGCGATGAAAGAGAGGCAACAGATGCTTGAGGAAGCCCTTGAACGGGCCGAGGCAGGCGTTGCAAAGTGGGACGACTGGGACATCATCCGTTTTGAGTGCGGGGTGCCCAGAAAGCCTGTGGTAATTTTTAAAACCGTATCAATTAGGAGCGAATCATGGTGGGACTAATAGCGAGAGAAAGCGGCGGCGGAGGAACTTTCACCCCGGTGCCGCCGGGGATGTACCTTGCAAGATGCTACCGCATCGTTGACCTTGGAACTCAGAAAAGCGAGTACCAAGGTCAGGTCAAGAACTTGAAGAAATTCATGTTGCAATTTGAGGTTCATGGAGAAGACGACGCAGGCCAACCATTGGTCACTGCAAAAAATGAACCGATGTCAATCAGCAAGAACTTCACGCTGTCATTGGCCGAGAAGGCCACACTGCGAAAGGACTTGGAGACTTGGCGCGGCAGGCCATTTACCGAAGAGGAGCGTAATGGCTTCCAACTTGAAAACGTATTGGGTAAGTGGGCAATGATTGCCGTCACAAAAGCAATGGGCAAAGACGGGAAAGATTACACCAACATTGCAAATATCAACTCAGTGCCCAAGGCGATGAAAGCCAACCTACCCGAAGGCCACAACAAATGCGCCGGGTTCTACATTGAGAAGCCTGACATGGATTTGTTTGAGACCTTCAGCGACAACTTGCAAGCCAAGATTGCAAAGTCACCTGAGTGGCAAGCCCGTAAGGGTGAACGGTACGCGCAAGAACAAAACAATCCTGCGAACAGTGGTTTTGACGACATGGATTCGGACATTCCTTTTTGAGGTGACCATGAAAGAAACATCTCACCACGAAACTATTGTTCAATGCTTGCGTGACTACGGCTCTCTTGGGAAAGATGGCATAGCGCGTAAAACGGGTCTGCTGGTCAATCAATGCTCACGCGCCTTACCCGTGCTTGAGCGATCTGGTCTTGTGGAGCAGACGGGGCGCACAGTCTTATCCGACTCCCGCAGACATGAGCGCGAATGGAGGGCTTGCGATGCAGGACGATCTGTTTAACGAAAAGAGGTCACTGTCTTTGTTGTTTGGCTCCCCGGCCAAAAGCAGGAACAAGGACGCAAGTACCAGTCATGCGGCTGGGGAAAAAGTGGACACGACAAGGCTGGAAGGGATAGTCTACGAGGCCATTAAAAAGTTCCCCGACGGGTGCATTCAAGATGATGTTATTGCCGCCCTGCCTCACATTCGCGAACACAGCATTCAACCGCGCTTCAAGCCACTTATTCTTAAAGGGTTTGTAATTGACACAGGAGAAAAAAGAGCAGGTCGATCAAAAAAACTTCAACGCATTGTGAAGGCAATTTAATGAAAGAACAAAATGCTACAAGTACCACGAGCATCTGAGTCAAATCACTGGTACACCCGTGACGGGGTGCCTCAGTACACCGTAGAAGCAAAGAAAGGCGGGATGCGCAACACCACCCTGCGCGACGCCCGCACGATGAACTTGGTGCCAAGTGTCACGACAGTCCTCAACATCGCCGCAAAACCAGCCCTGCTTGCTTGGATGCAACAGCAGGTGCTGTATGCGGCGCTCACGCTTCCACGCCGCTCAGACGAACCTGAAAAGGAATACATCGACCGAATCATCAACGATTCCAAAGAACAGGGTCGTTCTGCGGCGGATGCTGGAACAGACATCCATGCATCGATACAGGGATACTATGAAGGAAAGACAACAGGCAAGCACGCCGAAATGGTTGCCGCTTGCACTAACGCAATTGACAATTGGGTTGGCCTGCGCACATGGATCAGCGAACGAGCCTTTGCGCACGAGGCGGGCTTTGGGGGCAAATGCGACCTCTATTGTGAAACTGACGGCGGCTTTGTGGCTGACATCAAAACCAAAGAGTTCACCGACCCAGATAAGGTTGGGGGATACGACGAGAACTTGATGCAGTTGGCCGCGTACCGTGTGGGACTTGGCATCCCTAACGCACGGTGTGCCAATGTGTTTGTGTCCCGCAATGTCCCGGGTCTCGTGGTGGTCAAGGAGTGGCCCCTTGAAGACCTCGCCACGGGTTGGGAGATGTTCATGCACCTTCTGGCATTCTGGCAACTAAAGAATGACCACAAATGACCATGCAAAAAGTAGAAGTATTTAAGGCCAGCGATGGCTCGTTGTGGGAGAACAAAGAAAAGGCCGAGCGCCACGAAGTGTTCCTCAGTAAAAACATGATTGTTGAAGAGTTTCTCGACAACGAGATCAACCCCTACAGGGCGATAGCCCAACGAACAATTGCAAGAACCACTATCATCAACTGGGAATTTTGGAAGAACAAAAATGCTGAGTGAAGAAACAATCAAACAAATTTATTTTTATTGCGATGAAAAACGACCTGACGCAATCTATGCTGACGATCTTGATATCGTTCAGTTTGCCAATAAAATTGCGGCGTTTGTTGAGCCTATCATTGCCGCCAAGGAGCATCAACGATGCGTGAAGATCGTAAACGACATGAACCCCGAAGTGGGCAATGCCCTGAGTACCCAGCGACCGAAGAGTCAATGATTGGTTGGATGGACGGGTACGACCAAGGCTATGAGGATGGCATTGAGGCGGCTCGTGAACAGTTTATGCAGACTCAACTCTTGATGTTCCACACTGGGGGTAGCGCATGACCGACAAGGTCATACCAATACTCCCAGAGCGTGCCTGTGGGGAATGCACGGCCTGCTGTGAGGGGTGGTTAAGTGGGGAGGCCCACGGCCATGAGTTCCAGCCGGGTCGGCCCTGCCACTTCTTGCAGAACGGTTGCAGTATCTACGAGACGCGCCCAGAGGAACCCTGCAAGTCCTACAAGTGCGTGTGGCTGAGAGAGAACACGCTTCCCATGTGGATGCGGCCAGACAAGTCTGGTGCCATCGTCACCGAGCGCGATGTTGAGGGCATCAAATATTGGGATGTCTCGGAATGCGGCGAGACCCTAAAGTCCGAAGTTCTGTCGTGGCTTGTGATGTACACGATAGATCACCAGAGCAATCTACAGTACCGCATCAACAGCGGTGCGTTCAAGATCGGCCAACAAAATTTTCTTGAGACATAAAAAAAGCCCCCAGTTACGGGGGCCAAGGGTAGGAGAGTGGCAACTGCAACTACCGCATCAATGTTAACCCGCCACGGGCCTTTTGTGGTGGGTTTTTTGCCTTTTCGGCGGCGTCCATTTGTTGAGTTCGGTAAATATCGTAAGCCGTAGTGGCAAGCCCACCAACCACGCCAATTCCCTTCAGGAACGCCGTAACGGGAGTGCCGGGGGGTAGCATAGCCATACCGTCCAAAATGACCTGTACGCTTGATAGAACAGCGCCAGAGGTGTCACCCTTTTCGTATCGGTTTAATGCCTCTGCGGCGCTCATACCCATTCCCAAACCAGCAATAGCATTGGTGCCGGGTATCTTTTGCGCAAGCGCACCAACTTTACCAAGGCCACTTGGAGCCGCCTTAGTTGCCGCTTGAATACCAGTCTTGGCGACTTGCTCCGCAGTCTGAGCCTCTCGCGCCGCTTTTTGGGCGGAGGCGACTTCTCGTTGTCTAACCCTGTCTGCCGTTTCACTTGCTAGTCTAGCCGCCTCTGCCTCACCTTGTGCGGCTTGCGCAAGCGGAGACAACTGCTTTGCCCTTTGACCAGCGGCATCCATTTGCGCTTGGCGAAGAGCGGTTCCCTCTGGCCCCAAAATAAGTTGATCTGCGCCAGTGCCAGTCATTTTAAAGCCGCCCATGCCTAAACGCTTTTGCTTTTCAATGTTGGCGGCGTTTTTGTCGGCAATGTCCCACGCCCCTTTACCGCGAGGATTCTTGCCCCGTGTCTGGTCTTCAATTTCAGCAAGCATTGCCTCTGGGGGAACTTGACCCGGCATCACGCGGGCATAAGTTTTGGTGCCAGACTCTCCAGCCACCTTGCCACGAGCGTCAGTCTCTGGCGGCAAGTAGCGTTTGGACTCAGCCATTGCTTCTGCCAACTCACGCTCAAGCGCCTGATAGCCAGCCAACGAAGCACGGTACTCTGCCTCAAGTCTTTGAACCTCTGCGCCCAATTTTTGGGCTGTGT